ATACTAACTCCTCCGTCAGAACCGGCTATTGTTTTCATAGTAATAACACCACCGCTTACTTGAGATTCTACTCTTAGTATTACTGTACTTGGAGTATCATCTGTACCGGGGTTTACTGTTTGACCAAGAGCAACAACCATACCTTTGATAAGCCAATCAACATTCGAACCATCTACTGCATAGTCTGCTGATAATCCTGCCGCTGGTATAGTAACGTCTCCATTAATGTCAAAAGAACGGTCTGTCATAGAGATTTTAGTTCTATCTTCTAAAAATCGGAATTGTGGGTCATCCGTAGGAACTTTAGCTACCTTAGAGAGATACACGAAAAAAGGTGATTCATCTGGGGCCAACTCCGCTACACGGTCTGAGAAATTGAACAGTCTCCTAGTGTGATAACCTGAGGCGGCTTCACCCGGAGTTCCAACATTCACAATTCCTTGATTGTAATTTGCCATTTAGGGCTCCTTGTTATATTTGTTTTCTATTTGAAATGCTCATAACACCTTTCCAAACATCCTCTAATTCATTAGGTTGTTCAGGGGCAGAACCTTGAACCACACCAGCCGTAGTTGGAATGGTCTTAGTCTTTTGAACAGCTTCTAAGTTTGGCGATACTTTTTCTTCTCCACCTTTATGCTTTCTGTACACATCAACCAACAAGTCCAAAGGAAGTTCTTCTCTTGGTGTCGTTGCAAACTGTATAAAATCATCAGCCATATTCGGGTCTGTAATGCCATGCTTACTAGCTAGGTCTTGCTTTAGGTTGTTAATTGCCATTTGTTGCTGAAACCCTGCCATCTGTTCTTGAACAGCTTGCTGAGCAACAGTCTTTTCTTGTTGCACCCTCATCTCATAAGAGGGAGAACCCGGCTTGTAATAAGCTTCCCAAGGGTCAAAAGAATCTTCTGTAACCTTTGGTTCTTCTTGTTTACTAGCCGTATTACCACTAAGTGTGTTTCTCATAGCCTCAACAACATCGGGTCTGTCTTGTAAAACTTTTCCCAACTGTTGATACTTACGAAGCTCCTCGACTTCGTTATTGAGCTTATCATAATCAGCAGATTTCTTGTCATACATTGATTGAAACTTCTTAGCCTCATCTACGACTTCTTCTCCTGCAGGTGCTGGAGCTTCTCCTCCTACCTGTTCTGGCTCAACAACTTGTTCTAAAACTTCGCCTTCCACGCCTTCTATTGTGGTATTTTCGTGCATAGTGTTATCCATTATATTCCTCGATTTCTTTTAGTTAGCATCACCTAATTAAAGATGTCTGTAAAAGCAGAACCGGGAATTGTTCCCACTACTTCTGTTTTCATTAGCTTACAGCCTGTGTTTCTGAATCAACAATTCTTTTTAGATTATCAACTTGAACCTTAGTTTTAAACTTGGTATCATTTTTGATTTCATTAAGCCTGCTCTTGAACTTCTCAGTTTCAGCTCTCTTTCTTGAATTAAGCGTTTCACGCTCTGCAGTCTGGAGGTCTCCACTAAGTTTCTTAACTTGGCTTTCGAGTTGTTTGATATAAGATTGCATCTGAGCCATTTGGCCCTTTCGCTGTAAGACACCTTCTTTGTCAAAGATTTCAGTTTTCTTTAAAACCTCGACATCATCTACCAGATTCATTCTAAACGCCTCAAGGTAAAGCTGATACTCAGCCATTCTATTTGAGGGTAGAGTTGAACCGGATATGATTCTCACATCATAATGCCCCACCGTGATGTTGTTTGTGATGGCATTAATTTCCTGACTTTTATCATCATACATATTTACCGTAAACTGAGTAATATCATTGTTTGGCTGTACGATTCTAAATGTCTTGGAGTAAGTGTAATGACCCTTGGCTAGGTTGTATAAACTTTTACCTAACCTTGTCAAACTTCCTTCAATATCCCTTAACTTAGACTTGCCACGAGTCTCACCCATTTCAGCAAGCATTGCAGTACCACGAACTGTTTCTGGAGCTGATTCTCTAAAACCCTGCATCAACTCTGGGATACCAAAACTTAAATCTATATAGTGCTCTATTCTGCTCATTAAATTATAAAACTCTCCTGACAATGATTGTGGGGCAGGGAAATGAGGTGCACCGAACTCAGGGTTATAAGGTATGACAGCATTAGGTCTAGCCCAATCCTGCTCCAACTGCCCCAAATCATCTACGCTCCCCTCTGGAACCATAAGCTTTAGTCCAGCAGAGGCTTGAGCGTGTGAGAGAGTGAGAGAGAAAAGCTTATTTAAAAGTCTTTGTGAATCTTTTACTTTTGATATATCTGATTTTGGATAAGGTGTGCCTGTCCAAATATTAGGAACTGGTATAATCGGATATATGTCTGTATTCAATATCTGTTCGTACAAAAGAATGTTACCTGCAGTTGCACAAACTTTAATTCTTGTTTGAGTTACCTCTACTATCTCTATCATCTCAGCTTGCATTAGCAACTGAGCATTTTCTGATTCAATAAACTGATTATACTTATCAACATCTAGTATAACTTCTGAACCATCTTGTTTGTTAAATACCCTATAAAAAGGTACTTTTACTTTCATGAATCTTTCTAGTATTCTATACTTATTAACCCTGTTGTATTCTGATTCATATGTAACATCTGGAGTAAAAGATTGAGAAGAGTTTTTTCTTCCTGACTCAGGATAATCTTCTTCATCATAATATGTTTCTAGGTCTTGTAAAAAAGGTTCAACTTGCGGATACATATTTACAAGTTGGTCTTCAGTTAGGATGGTAGATAGTATAATACCAGATGCATCGTCTGCATAACGATGTCTTGAGGCAGGGTCTACATAAACTCTAAATGGGTCTACATAAGTATACTTAACTTCACCTCTTCCGTAATCAGCTTCAGGGTCAATATACGCATACAAGTAACCCATACCTGCAGTAGCATAATCATGAACAGCTTGTTTGAATTGAGTATCTCCATCTGATATATCCCATATATACTCAAGTATAGTTCTCCAAACATTAGATATTCTACTGTCTGAGTCTTCTCTACCTACTGCACTATACTTAGGAGACCTAGAAGTCAACAATGATTTTAGTTTTTCTATTGCCGCATATACACGGTCAATAACAAAATCACCTTGACCAACTGCTCTTAACGCATCTGATTCTTCTTGTGAATAATGATTACCTAGAAAAAAGTCTACAGAGTCTCTAGCTTCTACATCCCATTCAGACCTAGCATCTCTCCACATTCTCCATAGCTGTCTGTTTACTTCCGACTTCTGTACTTCGTTCTTTTCTAACTCTCGTATACTAGAAATAGATACACCTACCTTTTTGGTGGTGAATATACAAAGATAAATATATATAATGCAAGAACTTTTTTATATTTTTTGTCCAGTTACCCAAGATATAACTCTTTTGGTTGTTTTTGATACAGATTTAACTGTTTTGTTTTCTAAAAAATCCAATGCATCAAACTTCTTACTAACAGGAGGCCTAGCTTTATTTATAGCATACCATAAGCCATCAAGTATGTCATCGTTCTTTCCTTTTGGAAACTGAAACATTTCATCAACTAAACTATTGTGACTTCTTTTTATAAACATTTTTCTTCTGTTTACTATCGGTGCTAGCAATGACTCTAGCCTATCTTCTTTTTTTATACCACTAGGAGGTCTAACACCTAATGCTATTCCCGGAGCAACCTTTCTTTCTTTACCAGATAAACTATTGACAGCATCTTTTATTATACCCTGAGCACCAACATGCTCAACATTAACTCTCTTTACAGGAGAAAACTCTCTAGCATACTCAAGTATTTGCTCTGGCATATCATACAAAGGAATATGTTCTCTCATGTAATCAATGACATATATGTTTCTATCACTATCTATACCTATTACCATAATAATCTGATAGTCACTAGACTCTGTAGCTTCATAAGCTAAGTCAACACCCATGTAAATATTTACAGGTATAGCATCTTTTGTGTTTACAAGGTATGCATATCCATCTCTGCTTTCAAACTCATGGTCATAGTATTCAAGTCTATCTGTTTTAAACTTTGCATTCTCTAAGTCTCTAGCTTCATTTAGATACTCCTGTGCAAACTTATGTGCTAAGCCTACATCTTCAAATCTTCTTCTTATGTCTAGTAGTTTTTCTTTTGAAAAGTAACTAGGCCAAAGAACTGTACCATCTGTATCTATAGCCTTGTGATACATAACATCCCATGCATAACTTCTCTTATCTCTTTCTGCTTCTACATATCCATCGTATATACTTTGTAAGAATGAATCATAGTGTACTATTGTACCAATCAACCATATTGAACCTTCATTACCCTTTGAGTTTTCAAGTGCAGGTTCTACTGTTGACATAACCCACTCTTTAATCTCTCTTCTTCTATCTGGTGTTTTTGTATTTAACTCTGATTCAAAGTCATCAAGTATAATTTTTGTATATCTTAACCCTAGCTGAGAACGACCACGAAGTCTTTGAGATGTACCTTTTGCTATAACCCTATCTCCTTTACTAGTTGTAAACTCTTTTTCAGTCCACTTACTTCCTTGTATGCTACCAAAGTAATAGTTAAGTGCAGG